ACTCAAGAGCCGGGAGAGGTAGATCGCCTTACATCGGTGAAACCCAGAAAGAGTTTGACGCTCAATCCAAGTCTCAAAATCCTACGATGTTGGTTTGGGAGACAGCAAAAATTGTCCGTAAAGGCGATACGGTTTCCATATTCAAAAACGGGAAATTACACTCCACAAGTGCGAACGGATGGAAAATAAACGAATCATGAAGCACGTTATTTTTACCATCCTTGCTGGAATGACAGTTGTAATTGGTTGTATTCAAGTTATGATCTGGCGCGAGCAAATTGATTCTTTACAGCTCCCAACCTGGCTCTACCTTCCGCTCGGCCTTGCCTTCTTTTTCGTACCAATAGGTATTTTAGTTAGAAAATGTTACTTAAAAATTAAACAGAATGGTAAAGAACAGATTGAAATACATTAGCATCAAAGACCTGATTTACGTTTACGGTTTCGTTGCAGCCGTAGCGATAACAAAGGAGTCGGGAGTGCTTACTTGTGATGTAAAAAACGTAAAGATAAAATGAGACGTTCCTCCCTCCTTAAATTCCAGCAAGACGGTGAACTACGCTTCAGAGAACATGAAATTTTACAGCTCATGGCAGACGGCAAAACCTGCGTTGAAATGGCTGAAATCATGAAGCACAGGGTAAACTCTATTCGTGAATATCGTAGCGAATTAATTCAGAAAACGGGGAGTAAAACGGCGGGAGGTTTGGTAGCTTGGGGGTATAAAAATGGAATATTAAAAGTATGCTAGACGATAAACTTTGGACTCAATTTTCCCTCTTTGTGAGGCTCAGGGACGCAGACGAAAACGGTTATATTATCTGCTGCACTTCTGGACGAAGGGTTCACTACAAAGACGCGGATGCAGGGCATTTCATTGGCCGCAGACACCTAGCAACTAAATTCGACGAACGAAACGTCCACGCTCAATCCAGAAATGATAACAGATTTAACGGCGGCAGACAGTATGAGTTTTCGCTATTCATTGATAGAAAATACGGGAAAGGAACGGCTGATAAACTACTCGTAGCTTCCAGACAACTTTGTAAAAGAGGCAAGTTTGAAATCGACCAGTTAACAAAACACTACCGTAACGAGGTAGTCAGACTTAAAAAAGAAAAAGGACTTTGAGATTTTCGCAAAACGAACCTGTTTAAAAAAAATTCACTATATTTAAACTTAAATAATCACCACATGAACAACAATAAGTCCTATCAGGATTTCATTGCCAGTAAACAACATTCTGCGCAAAATTTCGGGATATCGCCCAACTACCTACACGACTCATTTTTTGACTTTCAAAAGTATGTTGCTGAATATCTGATTAAGAAAGGGCGTGGGGCTGGATTCCTCGACACTGGATTAGGAAAGACTTTAATTGAACTGGTCACTGCCGTTAATTACGTTCGGGAATTTAACAAACCAGTTCTGATAATTTGCCCCCTTGCGGTTGCTTTCCAGTTCATTCGTGAATCAGAATAATTTGGAATTGACGATGTGGAGTATTCAAAAGACGGACACTACACAAAGAAAATAATTGTATGTAATTATGAACGTCTGGATAAGTTCACCTCCACTGATTTTGATTGTGTGATTCTGGATGAGAGTTCTATATTAAAGAATTTCGAGGGTGCGATAAAACAACAAGTTACCTCATTCTTGAAGCGTGTAAAATATCGCTACCTTTTTACGGCCACTCCATCACCAAATGATTTTACTGAATTAGGAACCAGTTCCGAGGCACTTGGTTACATGGGTTATACTGATATGTTAACCAGGTTTTTTACCAACAATGAGGATACTATCAAACCTCAAAACATTGGTACTGAATGGATCTTAAAAGGTCACGCAAAAGATAATTTTTTCCGGTGGGTATCTGGATGGTCCCTGTCCATGCGAAAGCCTTCTGATCTTGGTTTTGATGACAGCAAACACAAACTTCCAAAACTCACAGTTAACCATCACGCTGTATTTAATAAAAACAATCTGGTGATAGATGGGCAAATTTTAATGTTCAATATAGTAGCAAAAACTAATTCAGAAATTCAGGCTGAACGAAAGGCTACTATTGTGGACCGATGTGAAAAAGCTGTTCAATTATCTGCGCCTCATAAGACATCCGTGTACTGGTGCAATCTTAATCCAGAAGGAGATTTAATAAAAGAGCTGGATAAAAACGCATATCAAATTCATGGCTCAATGGACCTTGATGAGAAAGAAGAAATCCTTTTAGGGTTCTTTAAAGGAGATATTCAAAAACTCATTACTAAGCCTAAAATGACAGCTTTTGGCTTGAACTGGCAGCACTGCAACCATACCGTATACTTTCCAACTTTTAGTTATGAGCAATACTATCAGGCGATAAGAAGGTTTTGGAGATTCGGACAAAAGAAGGAAGTTGTGGTGGACCTTGTTTTCTCCGATGGTCAAAAGAGGGTTTTAGATTCATTGCTGGCAAAGACAGAGAAAGCAAATGAGTTATTTGACAAATTAAATAGCAGTATCAATCAGAAGTTTGAAATAAAAAATAAAGAGTTTAACCAAAAAATCACCTTACCTAAATTCCTATGACAAAAGACCAATTAATTACCGAACAATACGCAATTTATAACGGGGATTGTATGCACGTGCTTCCTACATTGCCCGATGAATCTATTGATTTGTCTGTTTACTCACCTCCATTTGCAGGGCTTTATAATTATTCCAGCTCTGAAAATGATTTTTCAAACTGTGAATCTCGAGAACAATTCATGGAGCAATACGACTTCCTGATTTCTGAAATTTCCAGACTCACAAAACCCGGAAGGATTACGGCGGTCCATGTCACCAACATTAAAGATTCAAAGACTGGTGATATGTGGAACTTCCCTGGAGAGGTAGTTAAGTTACACCAAAAGCACGGCTTCACATGGAAAGACCAAATAACAATCTGGAAGGAACCTTTAAAAGTAAGGATGAGAACTATGGTCCGTTCCCTCATGCACAAATTGATCGTTGAGGATTCGACCGAATGTTTTACAGCCATGCCTGATTACGTTTTGGTTTTCAAAAAGAAGGGTGATAATTTAGTCCCGGTTACACATGAGTTTGGAATGAGACATTATGCTGGAGCGGTCCCAATACTCCCTGAAATGTTAGAGAAGTATGGAACGTTTGAGCAATTACAAGCGAAATATAAA